ACGCCAACTTGTACCTAATATAAATTTCAATATATTTATTAAGAAAATACTAACATGAATATCAATTCATTATTGAACCAATATCTTGGAAAGAACACAAGAATTTCTGAAAAAGATAATGGTGATGGAACTAAGCAAGTTTGTGATTTAGACACAGGAGATTGTTATACTGTCAGAGAGCGAGATGGTCTTATCGAAAGAGCTGGACACGATATTACTGCGAACAGAAGAGTTCGTGTCGAAACGCCAAATGGAATTAAACAACTTTTAAACGGGTAATCCTATGAGCATTGAAAAAAAAATATTGAAGGAGATTGAGAGACATCACAAAATCAATAATTATATTAAAGAACAAACTACACCCTTAGTTCCGGGATTACCCGAACCGGAAGCACCCGCTGCGGCACCCGCTACGGCACCAACACCTGAATTACCACAAGGAACTCCACAAAAAATTGACTTAGCGGTAGACACCGAAGTCGAAAAAATTGGTGATTCAGCAGCAACTGGTGAAAGTGGTACTGAAGAGTTAGACGTTACAGAACTTGTTACCACTCAGAAAAATATCGAAAGTAAACAAGAAGAATATTTTCAAAATCTTTTTGGTTATCTTCAAAATTTGGAATCAAAATTGTCCGAGATGGATAATTTAGTGAACAAATTAAACGACCTTGAATCACAAATTGAAAAGTTTAGACCTAAATCTGCAGAAGAAAAGTTAGCATTAAGAACCTTAGATTCAGGACCGTTCAACAAAAAGCTATCAGATTTTTTTGATGACAAAAAGGACGATTGGGAAAAATCCGGTAAACACGAATACATTTTGACATCAGATGAAGTTGAAGATATAAGTCCAGCCGAAATTAAAAAAACATTTCAGCTAAGTAATAATAATCAATTACCTAACAGGTTTTGATTTATAATCATTTTATACTATAATTGAGGTTGTGGCAACACAACCTTTTTTATTATTTGACAAATTGAAATCTATTTTCTATATTTTAAACACTAACTTAAATTAATTTTCTATGAGTTCATTAGACGCAGTACTTGCACAGTACGAAAAAAACCAACAATCTGGTGGTGGTAACTTTGGTAAAATGTCTCAGGACGAGCGCATGAAGAAATACTTCGCGCTCATTCTTGATGACAAATCAAATTCCGGCACCCGTCGTGTCCGCATCCTTCCTACTTCGGATGGAAGCTCTCCTTTTAAGGAGGCGTGGTATCACGAAATCCAAGTGGGTGGTAAATGGCAAAAATTTTACGACCCAGGAAAGAACGACAACGAACGTTCTCCTTTAAATGAAGTTTATGAAGAACTTATGTCCACTGGTAAAGAGTCGGACAAAGAGCTTGCTAAGCAATACAAGTCTCGTAAGTTTTACATTGTTAAGGTTATCGACCGAGACCACGAAGAAGACGGTGTTAAATTTTGGCGATTTAAACACAATTACAAGAACGAAGGTATTCTTGACAAGGTTATTCCTATCTGGCGTAACAAAGGTGATATTACTGACCCAGAAAAAGGTCGTGACCTAATTATTGAATTAGGTAAGCAAAAAACGCCAAAAGGAGCTGTTTATACAACAGTATCAACCATTATGTATGAAGACCCAACAGCAATCCATCAGGATAAAGCAACTATGGATGAATGGTTAAAGGATGAATTGGGATGGCAAGATGTCTATTCCAAGAAACCAGTCGAGTACCTTGAAGCAATTGCACGAGGTGAGACCCCACGTTGGGATAGTGACAAGGGTGGTTATGTTTACAGTAATGATGAAGTGTCCACAGAAACTTTTGGCGGGTCATCCTCATCAAACTACCAGGACCCACAAGAAAATGCAACACCAGACGAGGATTTACCATTTTAATTTAAGTTAGTTGGGTGGGGGAAACCCCACCCTTTTAATTATTTAACTTATGACAAAAGAAACAAGACAAAAAACAATTGACAGTCTCAAAAAAAAGTATGAGGCTCAGATTTTAGAGGCGGAAGCAACATTAATGATTTATCTTGAAAATGCTGCTGGTATTGGAGAACACCCACAGATGTTAGAGGAAATGGATAACATGGTGGAAAAGTTGGCAAATGCTAGTGACAAACTACAAGTATTAACAGAATTTTGGAAATATAATGGCAATCAAGAAAGCAACTGATTTCTCTTCTTTTAAGAAGAAATATTCAACATCCGCAAAATATAAACCCCAAAGATTTTTTGACCTGGGGACAGAGTTCCTAGATGCGGTTGGCTTACCAGGGCCAGCTATTGGGCACATCAATATGTTCCTTGGGCACTCTGACACTGGTAAAACAACGGCTCTTATAAAAGCAGCTGTTGATGCTCAAAAAAAAGAAATACTTCCAGTTTTTATTATTACTGAACAAAAATGGAGCTTTGAACATTCCCGTTTGATGGGCTTCCAATGTGAGGAAGCTGTTGATGAAGAAACAGGTGAAATTGATTGGGATGGTTTTTTTATTTTTAACAACAACTTCGATTACATTGAACAAATCACGGATTATATTAATTCTCTTCTGGATGCTCAAGAAAAAGGTGAATTGGAATATGATTTGCTCTTTCTTTGGGACTCAGTTGGTTCAGTTCCCTGTAAGATGACTTATGAAGGAAAAGGGGGAAAACAACATAACGCCGCAGTTTTAGCCGACAAAATTGGTATGGGTATCAATCAAAGAATTTCAGGTTCACGAAAAGCTGAATCGAAATTCGAAAATACTTTAGTTATTGTAAACCAACCTTGGGTTGAACTACCAGATAATGCATATGGGCAACCTAAAATCAAAGCTAAAGGCGGCGAAGCTATTTGGTTGAACTCTTCCCTTGTGTTTTTGTTCGGAAATCAGAAAGGTGCTGGTACAACCAAAATTACGGCAACCAAAGATAAGCGTACGGTTAAGTTCGCGAGTCGAACTAAAGTTTCAGTAATGAAAAACCACATCAATGGTCTGGGGTATGAAGATGGTAAAATCATTGTAACACCACATGGATTTATTGCGGGTAAAGATACTACTGAAGAAAAAACATCGATTGAAACTTACAAGAAAGAATATTCTGATTACTGGAAGGAAATCATTGGTAGTGATGGTGACTTCACTTTGAAGGAAGAAAAAGACCCAGAGAGCTTCTAATGATGCTTAATGAGTTCGTTAGTGAATGACTAATGGTGTGGCTGGAAATACCAGCCAACCATTTCATTTTTTGTATAACATTTGAAAAAAAAAATAATTGAAAACTCTATTAGTAGATGGAGATAATTTATTCAAAATCGGATTCCATGGAGTTCGAGAACTATTTGTTGCCGGTAATCACATTGGGGGCATCTATCACTTTCTTAACACCCTTAGAAAACAACTCGTGGACAACGAGTACGACAAAGTCGTTGTGTTTTGGGATGGAAAACATAACTCCCAAACTCGACGTAATTTATATCCAGCATATAAATTAAACCGGAATAATAATATGACGGAGGAGAAACTCGAGTCATATTTTTTTCAAAAAAACAGGGTAAAACAATATCTAGAAGAAATTTTTGTTAGACAAATAGAAATCGATGGTAATGAGTCAGACGATTTGATAGCATATTACTGTCAAATATCTACGGATGAACATAAAATGATTTTTTCATCTGATAAAGATTTACTTCAGTTAATTGATGAAACTACTTCCGTTTATTCCCCTCTACAAAAGTTCATTTATCAAAATGGTGATTTAGTGAAATTTGGTAATTTTTACATTCCACACCAAAATATTCTTGTGGCAAAAATTTTTTTGGGAGACCAAAGTGATAATATCCAAGGGATTAAACAACTAGGTGAAAAAACTTTTATGAAAGTTTTTCCCGAGGTACTTGAAAAACCCATTTCTATTGATGATATTTTAACAAGAACAAAAAACTTGTCGATGGAAAACCCTAAACAAAAAGTTCTACAAAATATTTTAGATGGTTTAACGAAAAATGGTAAATTAGAAAATGAGTATTACTTAGTAAATCAAAAATTGATGGACTTGAAACTTCCATTGATTGATGAAGAATCCAAAAAAATTGTTACACAATATTACTCAGAGTCTCTTGACCCAGAAGGTAGGGAAACAAAGAAAGTAATTGAAATGATGATGGAAGATGGCTTCTTCAAATTTCTCCCCAAAACCGACGAATCGTTCGTTGAATTTTTAAAACCTTTTTTAAAATTAACAAGAAAAGAAAAACGACAATTTAAAAAAAATAATTAATTATGAAAGAAGAAACTCTTTTTAAGATGGAATTCCTTTTGACGTTGAATGAAAATATTGTAGTGCAACGTTTTTTCAATGTCCGAAATTACAACTCACAAGCAGCTCGCTCAGCCGACCTTGCCTTTTTTATGAAGCAAGTTGAAGATGATTTTATCTCTGATTTAAAAATGAAAACAGTTATGTACATGATGGACAATCAGGAAGCTATTTATCTTGACCCTGAGGTGTTAAACACATCAAATACTGACGAAGCGGAATACTTTAATATGTATGTCAAAGTGGCAGACGAAAAAATCTTTCATCGAATTTTTGATGCAAAAATATACCCACCAAAAGTTAGATACACTGTAGATGTACGTCCCAGCTTGAAAAACATTCTGAAAGGACTGACTGACATTTTTTCAGCAGAATATTTGTCTTTCGAGTACATGGAATACGACCTATCTCGGTAATATTTACTGAATACATTACAATTATATGACTAAAAATTTTGACTATCTAGGAAATACATTTCAACTTCAACTATTAAATCAATTAATCTTAGATAAAGAATTTGCTCAGTCCATTATTGATGTTTTAGAACCATCTTATTTTGATAACAAGTATTTTAAACTTGTGATTCAAATGGTAAGAGAATATTATTCAAAATATCAATCTACACCCACCTATGATACACTTGACCAAATTGCCAAAGCGGAGATAAGTCAAGAACTAGCCCTTAAGATTGTCTTGGACACTCTTAAGCAAATCCAAGAAGCTCCATTTGAAGGTGGGGTTTTTGTTCAAGAAAAGGCATTAAAATTTTGTAAGCAACAAGAATTACAAAAAGCCATGGACAAGGCACAAAAAATTATCACTAATGGTGATTTTGAGTCTTACGACCAGGTTGAAGGGATGGTTCGAGAAGCACTACAAGTGGGTGAAAGAGAATCTGGTGTCTTGGACGTATTTAATGGCCTGGATGACGTTTTAAATGATGATTACAGACACCCAATACCAATGGGTGTTGATGGTATTGACAGACTTCTTAAAGGTGGCCTTGCCAAAGGTGAAATCGGGGTTATACTTGCACCAACCGGTGTTGGTAAAACAACACTGATGACAAAGATTGCAAACTCTGCATTTAATTTGGGTTACAATGTACTTCAGATTTTTTTCGAGGACAATCCCAAAATCATTCAACGTAAACACTTTACAATTTGGACAGGCATTGAACCGGATAATCTCTCTTCAAGAAAAGAAGAGGTTATGGAAAAAGTTGGCGCAATCCAAAATACAATGCCTAATAAGTTGATTTTGAAAAAGCTGCCATCAGACACAATGACCATGGCACAAATAAAAAATCAAGTTCGTAAAATGATTGCGGATGGTACCAAAATTGACATGATTACTTTAGATTATATTGATTGTGTTGTACCTGAAAACACTAAAAATGACGAATGGAAAGCTGAAGGTTCTGTAATGAGACACTTTGAGGCAATGTGTCATGAACTTGAAATTGCTGGATGGACAGCAACTCAAGGTAATCGGTCATCTATTTCATCTGAGGTTGTTACAACAGACCAAATGGGTGGCTCAATCAAAAAAGCACAAGTTGGTCACGTAATTATTTCTGTTGCAAAAACTATGCAACAAAAAGAAATGAAGCTTGCAACCATAGCAATCACTAAATCTCGTTTGGGACAAGATGGTGTTGTTTTTGAAAACTGCAAATTTGACAATGAGTTATTGATTATTGACACAGAGTCATCAGTAACATTCTTAGGTTTTGAAGAACAACAAGAGCAACGTAAGAGTGATAGAGTAAAAGAATTATTTGAAAAACGTAAACAGAGAGAACAAAACTCAAATCTTTAAAAATCTTGATGTTATGATATTAAAATATTCAATTACAAAACTTAAATTTGTCTGCCGCTACTAATTATTTAAACTATGGAAAATCAAGAAACACAATCATTTAATGAACAACGTTTCGTTATTAAACGAAGCGGCGATAAAGTTCCTTTTGAAGAAGAAAAAATTAAAAACGCAATTATCAAAGCTATGCGTGGCATCAACAAAGTTGA